CTTCAAGTGATTATGCTCCAACAGTAATTAACATTATTTCACCAAACATCTCAGTATCTGTTGCTGGTGGTTATGCTGGTGCATCTATTACTCTAGCAACCTACCCACTAACAAGTGGTTCAAATGGCACAGCAACCGCTGCTACTGACTACACCAACTACAAGGCTGGTGGCGCTTCAGTGTTTGAACGATTTACTTCACTAGACCGTCCATTAGTTCTGTTCATTCCTGATGCAAATGCATTAGCCTCTGGAACAGTTTCAATCTTTGATGCTGCAACATCTTGGGCAGAAGACAGTAACGGTTTTGTTGTAATTGGAACTGATCCAGATTTAACAGTTGCAAATGCTGTTTCTTTTGCTGGTTCTCTTGCAGATACAAGCAATGCTGCTGTCTACTATCCTAACGTGTTCATTTCTGATCCACTAGGACGTAGTTCTGGAGCACTTCGCAAGATTGAACCTACTGGCGCAGTTGTTGGTCTTTACTTATCAACAGATGCAAGCCGTGGCGTATTCAAGGCTCCTGCTGGTATCTCAACTCCAGTACTAGGAATCGTTTCTGTAGAAAAATCATTTACCTCTGCAGAGTTAGATACTATGAATGCAAGCACATCCCCAGTAAATCCAATTCGCCAAATCCCTGGTGCTGGACTTTCTGTAATGGGTGCTCGTACATTAAAGCAAGATGGAACTGCAAACAAGTATGTGAACATGCGTCGTTCTTTAATTTACATCCGCAAGAACCTAAAGAACTTAACAGAGTTTGCATTATTTGAAAACAATGATGAAAGACTGTGGGCACGTATAAACACAAATCTTGGATCATTCTTAAATGAGTATCGCAATCAGGGTGGTCTGCGTGGAGCAACTCCAGCACAGGCTTATTTTGTAAAGTGCGATGCAGAGAACAACTCAGATGCAGATATTGCAAATGGTGAAGTTCACATTCAAGTTGGTGTTGCTCTTCAATATCCAGCAGAGTTCATCGTCATCGATCTCAGCCAAAAGACGCTGAACTAACCCGAAGGAGATAATAAATAAATGCCTACAATCATTAATAATCGGTCAAATTTAATTACCGATCCGTTACGTAACTTTAGATTTTTAGTTACGTTTAAACCATTGACAAGTGTTGGTGGTGCACCAACTAGTACTGCAACTAACAATCTTGCTAATGCAGTTACTTTTGGTTTTACATCAATCTCTGGAATGGCGGTTACAACCGACTCCATTCCTTACCGTGAAGGTGGATACAACACTACCGTTCACCAGATTCCTGGACAGACTACGTTTGCTCCTATTACGTTACAACGTGGCGTAATTCTTGGAACAAATCAAAACTGGGAATGGATGCGTAACCTATTCGCAACAGTTCAAGGTGGGGGTTCAACCCGTGCTAAGAATGAAAACTTCCGTTGCGATCTAGAGATTAAAGTCTTATCTCATCCAGTTCCATCAGCAGGTGAGACTGCTCAAAACTCTCCAGCAGCAACAGACCACGTAGCAATGCGTTTTGAAGTCTACAACTGCTGGCCAACTGCTGTGGCATACTCAGATCTAAACGCAGGTGATAATGCTCTACTTGTTGAACAGATGACTCTAGTCCATGAGGGCTTCAATGTTAACTGGGCAGCAAACTTGTCTACAGACGCAGCAGCGTTCACAGCATAATCTAACAAAGGATAACAATGACGAACACAATTAGTGCAGCGGTTAATCCCGCATTAGCAAACCAACTGTTGAACAAGGCGATAAATGAAACGCCAAAAGAAAGAACGCCTGAAATTGTATCTCCTTCAGATACTACTGTTGAACTTCCTGGCGGCTATATAAACGCCGCTGGGGAGGTCATCAGAACCGCAGAAGTTCGTGAACTTAACGGTAAAGATGAAGAGACAATTTCAAAGACTAATAATTTAGGTAAAGCAATTCTTACAGTTCTACAACTAGGAACTGTAAAAATAGGTAATGAACCAGCCACAGACAAGATCCTTGATGATCTATTAGTTGGTGATAGAGATGCCATTCTTCTTGGAATTTTAAAAGCAACCTTTGGTAGCAAAATAAAAATTCCAATATTTGTTGATGGTGAAGATAAACTTGTAGAAGTTGATGTCAATACAGATATCAAAATAAAACTTCTTACTGACTCAATAAATGATCGGGTATTTACTGTTAAAGGAAAGTCTATTGACTATGTAGTCAAACTTCCTAATGGAGTTGTACAGCGAGAAATGATTAACAATATGGATAAGACATCTGCAGAACTAAGCACAATTGTTCTAGAGAACACCGTTGTCCGTATTGGTGAGAACCCTGTATATAACAAGAGCCAAGTGCTTGCACTTAGCGTAATTGATCGTAGAAAGATTATTGACGAGATTAACAAGAGAGCACCAGGTCCTCAGTTTGAGGATGTGGTAGTTGTTGATCCTGACACAGGAAGTGAGGTAACGGTTCCTATTAATTTAGGATCCTTATTTCAGTTCTAATGTAATTGGCTATGTCAGATTATTCTCTGAATGGTCTGCCATAAGTGAGTTGTACGACAGTTGGTCTCTCTCAGAGATAAAAGACATGTCTCGACGAGAGAGAAGTAACTGGTTAGAGGTTGCCCGAGTTAGATACGAAAGGATGACAAGTGGCTAAAGACCCTATCTCCCAAGTATCTGGGCTTAATGCAGGTTTAGATAATACTGTAAAAAAATTAAGTTCTATAGAATCGGCATTAAAAAGATTAAGTGGACTTGCTGGTACCACTTTAAAATCTGTAACTTCAATCTTAACTCCAAGTGTTGGCCAAGGATCTAGTTTAGGTTTAGGAAGTAACAACGCTCAGTTTAGTAATGGAACAGGTAATAGCCAAGGCGGGATGATGCCATGGCTATACACTAAAAGGGGTGCTGCTGCTGTTGGTGGAGTTCAGTTTGGTTTAGGTGTTGCTGGCGGAGCCTACGATGCAATTCCAGATCTTGGAACAACTATTTCTCGTGCATCTGGTTTCTATACCGCATCACTTCGTAGTGCTGGAGCCATGAATCGTGCTGGATTAGCACGGGCTACTTTTGGTGCCTTGGGTGGAGGAATTACAGGTCCTGGTGAGGATGCAGCAGCCTCTGCAATGCTTGTCCAAGGATATAATTACATGCCAGGTAGTGCAGACTTTACTAGAGCAATGCAAGAAGTTGGTGGCGCTGCTCGTTATTTGAATATGCCAAATGCTACCGCTGCTCAGGCTATAGGTGGATTACACACTGGTGCAATGGGTGGAAATCTTTATCAATATGGTATTAGTACTTTTGATCCAAAAACTGGCAGAGCCAGATCTACTGGAGACATTGCTAGACAACTCTTTGACAGAATGACGCAAGGCAGACAAGTAACTGCTGAACAAATGTCGCTATCTTTACGTGAAGGTTTTGCAGGACAATCTTTAAGGGCTCTAGGGTTTTCTCAATCACAACAAGAAATATTTGGAACCATGCTTACAAACATGGCTGCAGGTAAAAGAGATATTGATTTAGAAAATGCACCTTTTAATCCTGATAACCCATCAAATGCACAAATGAAAATTGCTACATCAATGACGTCATTGATGGAGCGGGGTACAGAGCCAATGATTGCTGGGTTTAATAATGCAGCAACTGCAGCGGCCGCATTAAATGCACAGTTAGAAAAATTGCCTGATGGGTTCTTTAAAGCAAAAGGATTTGTTCAAGGATTCTCTAATACACCTGGCGGGTCTCTTGTTAGTGGAGTTGCTGGAGGAATTGCTGCGGGTGTATCTACAGTTGCAATAGCCGCTGGCGCAAGGAAAGCAATGGCTGCAATGGCTGCAAAGGGTGCGACGAGTGTACTTGCATCTGGTGGCGCAGCGGCAGCAGGAACTGCTGCTAAGGTTGGTATGACAGGATTAGGAAGAGCAGTACCAGTGCTTGGTGGCGCTGTTGGTGCAGCAACTGGTCAGGGATTTTTAAGCACAGTTGGCATCGGTGCTGCGGCTGGTGGAATTGGTGGAGCATTCTTTGGTGGAGTTGGCGCAGTTCCTGGAGCAATTGGTGGGGGAATTTTATCTGGCCTTGGTTATTTAGGTACTAAAGCATTAGCAAGTATGTTTGGAACTCCTGCTAACGCAGCCCAAACATCTCAAACAGGAACACAGATGACGGCTGGAATGGATCCTGGTTTAGTACAAACTCTACAAAATGCTGGGTTTAGCGGAGCATCCTTAAATACAGCCTACGGAATTGTAAAGGCTGAATCTGGTGGAAGAGCAAACGCATACAATCCAACAGGTCTTGATAAGTCTTATGGATTATTTCAAATTAATATGGAGAACAACGATCCTCGTAATCCTAATATGGGCGTAAAACGTAATGAGGCTTATCTAAAGAAATATAAGTCCATAGGTTACACAGGACCTGAAAGTCTTAAAGATCCAAATATAAATGCAAAAATTGCTTATGATATTTCTAAGGGTGGAACAAACTTTAATCCATGGACTACCTATACTAGTGGAAAGTATTTACAAAATACTTCAGGGGTTTCAACTGCAAACGTAGGAACAAACACCGTAAATGTAAATGTAAATTTAGCCAATGCATCAATAGCAGAGGCTAACTCTCTAGCCAAAAAAATAAAAGAAATACTATTAAATGATAAAGATCTTCAAGCGATGGGGAGTAAATAATGGCTGGTAGATTAATAACAAGTGGTCCTAATAAATATGCTAGACCAGGATCTATCGGGCTTACTACAGCCCAAATAATTTCTAATGTACAAAATGAACAACAACGAGTTAATGAAGAAAAGAACATTAAGGCTGAAAAAGCAAAACAACAGAAGGCATTACAAGCAGCGGTCTCTGAGTTTGACGTATTAACAACTGCAAAAAAAGCAAGGTATGTAGAGTTGGCTGGATTAGAGACTACCTTAAGAAACCTTTACACCGCTTATGCACCGCCTCCTTATACTAGTGGTGAACAAGCGAACTTAAATACGGCTATAGGTAATATAAATGCAATGAATTCAGCAATTGCTGTTCTTACAACTAGAATAAATACGGCTGAAACTTTAAAGAAATCTATTCAAAATCAATTAATATCTTCTTCTCAGGCCGCTGCTAAAAAGGAATTTGATGCAAGAAAACCTGTAATCAATCCAAAAACAAAAAAACCAAGTAGAAAGAAATCTGTAGAAAAACCAATAAAAGGTGCTACAGAAGATCCTCCACCAACTACAACACCTCCAACACCTTTCTATACCTACAACGCACCGATGGTTAGGTCCGCATATTTTAGAAGTAAGGGTCCTCAAAGTGAAAATACTTTTAGGGGAATTTCAGATGCAGGCAATTACACAGATGCAAAAAACATGTATACCCCAATTAAATACGACCCAATTACTGGAACAGTACTTGAGTCAGCGCCTGCCGCTAAGGGAACTATTCAAATGTCTCGTAGTCGTATAGATAATACACAGTTCTATAATAAAAAAACCGACTCATCAATTGATCCAAAAATGTATGGATTTAAATTTCTATACAATCCAACAGAGGTAAGTATGGGGTGGGGAATTGCTGAAGGATTTAACCCAGAAGTTGTACAGAGCGGTGCTGATGGGGGTATAACTCCTGTAGGTGCTGGATTAAATCAAAGCACTGTAGATTTTACTTTGTTATTAAATAGAATTGGCGACATGACTTATCTAGATTCTAATGGATTTATAACTGGTGCAAACAATCCTTATCCAGGAAACTTTAATAAACTAGAAGATTTAAAAATGATTTATAAAAAAGGTACTATGTATGATTTAGAGTATTTGTTTAGAACAATAAATGGACCAAACGCAACTTATACATCTAGTCTAAATGATAAAACTGCAGAT